AGCAGTCAAAGTCGCCACAAATTCAAGTGGTGTTACTCATATTACCGAAGTTCAAATTACAAATTCCCTCTAATGAAACTCATCACAGAAGAAATTCAAAAAGTAGAATTTATCGTAGAAGGTAAAGGAACTGCCAAAAAAATGTATATTGAAGGTGTTTTCCTCCAAGGAAACATCTGCAATAGAAATGGTAGAATGTATCCTATGGAAACTCTTTCACGTGAAGTAAAAAGATATGATGAGAGTTTTATTCAAAAGGGTCGTGCTTTAGGTGAACTCGGTCATCCAGATGGACCAACCGTAAACCTTGATCGTGTTTCTCATAAGATTGTTTCACTCACTCAAGAGGGAAATAATTTTAAAGGTAAGGCACAACTTCTTGAAACTCCTATGGGTAAAATCGCCAAATCATTGATTGGTGAAGGAGTTACCCTTGGAGTTTCTTCTCGTGGTGTTGGTTCACTCAAGATGACCAATGAAGGTCACAAAATTGTTGGCGAAGATTTTATGCTAGCAACCGCTGCTGATATCGTTGCCGACCCTTCTGCTCCTGATGCTTTTGTTCAGGGAATTATGGAAGGTAAAGAGTGGGTTTGGGAAGGTGGTATTCTTCGTGAAAGACTTGCCGAGCAAACCCAAAAGAGAATTAATACTCTTATTGATCAAAAAAGACTTGAAGAGCATAAGTTAAATCTCTTCAATGAATTTTTATCAAATCTATAATTTATAAATAAATATAGATTATATCAAAGATCTAAAACAAATGTCCGTTGGTAGCAATTTACAAGAAATGGAAAACGTAGTAACCAAAGGAGCAAAACCAGCCGAGCCAATGCCAAAGCTGACTACAGGCATTCCTGATGGTCAAACCGGCACTTGGGAAGATCTTGGCGGTCCTACTCCAGAGAATTATAGAGCAGATGACGACTCGGCCAAACTCAAAGAGCCTGGCGCGACACTTTCTCAAGTGAAGAATGTTGTCAATAAAGGTGCCAAGTCCGCTGATCCTATGAAGAAAATGTCAGAGGAAGCGGAGGACGAGGAAGAGGAAGCCACTGAAGAGGATCTAGAGGCTGAAGAGGCTCTAGAAACCGAAGCAGAAGAAGGTGAAGAGGAAGTTGAGGAAGAGTTCAACGTAGAGGAGGATGTAAATGCTCTTCTAGAAGGCGAAGAACTTTCCGAAGAGTTCCAAGAAAAAGCACGTACCATTTTTGAAGCTGCTATCAAAACCAGAGTTGCTGAAATTAAAGAGCAACTCCAAGGTCAATATGAGGAGTCTTTGGTTGAGCAAGTACAAGGAATCAAAGAAGAGTTAACCGATAGAGTTGACGCATACCTTGAGTATGTTGCTGACGAGTGGTTCCAAGAAAACGCACTCGCAGTTGAGCACGGTCTTAAGACCGAAATGACCGAATCATTCCTTGCTGGAATGAAGGGTCTTTTTGAAGATCATTATGTAACAATCCCTGAAGATAAATATGATGTCATCGAGAGCATGGTAGATAAACTTGATGAAATGGAAGCAAAACTCAACGAGCAAATCGAAAGAAATGTTGCTCTGAATAGAAGATTAGCCGAGTCAGTTGCCGATGTAATCTTTGCAGAAGTCACTGAGGGTCTAGCACTTTCTCAGAAGGACAAACTCGCTTCTCTTGCTGAAAATGTTGAGTTTGAAAGTGAAGCAGACTATCGTGAGAAGCTAGTAACGTTGAGGGAATCATATTTCCCAACAAACGCTGGTACTCAAAGAGACAATTCAGAGAATCTCTCTGAAGAAAACTCGTCCTCCAATTATCAACCAGTTTCTGGTTTAATGGAGTCATATCTTCAGACTCTGAATAGAGTTTCTAAAAAGTGATTTTTAGATTATAAATTCAAACTAAACTTTCAAAAGAGGTAAGATCAAATGCAAATGTTCAACCAAGAACATCTGCAGGAGAAGTGGGCACCCCTTCTAGACTACGAAGGTCTCGATCCAATCAGAGATTCACATCGTAGAATGGTAACTGCCGTTCTCCTGGAGAACCAAGAAAGAGCACTCCGCGAAGAGCGTGAGTTCCTTTACGAAACCCCAACCGTCAATACCAATACCGGATCCAATGCTGGATTCTCAGCTGGTGCTTCTTCACCTGTTGCTGGTTTTGACCCTGTTCTGATCTCACTGATCAGACGTGCAATGCCTAACCTGGTTGCTTATGACCTGGCTGGCGTTCAACCAATGAACGGTCCTACTGGACTCATCTTCGCAATGCGTTCACGCTACACCAATCAAACTGGTTCAGAAGCTTTCTACAACGAAGTAGATTCAGCATATTCTGGTCAGGGCGCAACCTTCGCTGAAACCGATGGTTGGGTTGATGGTAGCGTTGGTCTTGGTACTACCGCACAGCAAGGAACCAACCCTGGTCTCCTCAACCCAATCGGAAGCGCAACTGCTACTACCTACAACGTAGGTCAGGGTATGCGTACCGATGAGGCAGAGAACCTTGGTGGTGGTCCTGCTTTCAACGAGATGGCATTCTCGATCGAGAAAGTCACCGTTACTGCAAAGTCAAGAGCTCTGAAAGCTGAGTACTCATTAGAACTCGCTCAAGACCTCAAGGCAATTCACGGTCTGAATGCTGAAGCAGAATTGGCAAATATTCTCTCAACAGAGATTCTTGCTGAAATCAACCGTGAAGTCATCCGTACCATCTACAACGTTGCTGAAACTGGTGCTTCAATCAACACAGCAACTGCTGGTACTTTTGACCTTGACGTTGACTCCAACGGTCGTTGGTCAGTTGAGAAGTTCAAGGGTCTGATCTTCCAGATCGAGCGTGATGCTAACCAGATCGCTCAAAGAACTCGTAGAGGAAAGGGCAACATGGTCCTCTGCTCTGCTGACGTTGCTTCGGCACTCACCATGGCTGGTGTTCTGGACTACACCCCTGCACTCAACGCTAACCTCAACGTTGATGACACTGGTAACACCTTCGCTGGTGTTCTTGCTGGTAAGTTCCGCGTATACATTGACCCATACGCTGCTAACAACTCTGCAAACCAGTACTACGTTGTTGGTTATAAGGGTTCTTCACCTTATGATGCTGGTCTGTTCTATTGCCCATATGTACCTCTACAGATGGTACGTGCTGTTGGCGAGAACACCTTCCAGCCAAAAATTGGCTTCAAGACCCGTTACGGAATTGTTGCCAACCCATTTGCAAAAGGTGCTACCCTCACCAATCCTGGTGTTCTGGAGAGAAACTCAAACGTTTACTACAGAAGAGTCAAGGTTGCAAACCTCATGTGATCATGGGATCACAATTCCATCCAAGAGACCCGAAAGGGTCTCTTTTTTTATCTAAATAAAAATAAAAATGGCATCGGCATTTGGTAATCAGATACAAAATAGAAACTTTTTATCTCCGGTTGGATTTAAATTTACTCTAGCAAAGTATCCAAAAGTTTCATTTTTTTGTAACACTGCAAGAATACCAGAATTAAATCTTGGAACTGCCATTCAACCATCTTATCTAAAAGATTTGGATGTTCCTGGAGAAAAAATTTCTTATGGTGATTTTACATTAAGTTTTCTAGTTGATGAAAATCTTGAAAACTATATGTCAATTCATAATTGGATTACTGGATTAGGATTTCCAGAAACCACGCAACAATTTAAAGATTTAACCACAAATGATGATGGTATTCGTGATTTAAAAGATCAGTATAGTGATGGATCTTTAAGCATCTTAAATTCAAACTACAGAACCACTGCAAACGTAAAATTTAAGGATCTATTTCCCGTTTCATTGACATCACTGGAGTTTGATGCTACAGTATCAGATATTCAGTATTTTACAGCAGAAGTAATTTTTAAATATACTGTCTATAATATCGTTGACACAAACGGCGAACCCCTATGAATCTTGATGAAATTCAGGAGATGTGGCAGAGAGATTCTGTCATAGACCCTGATAATTTACACGATGAGTCTTTAAAAATTCCTCAACTTCACTCAAAGTATTACACAATCTATAATACAATTACTTTGTTACGTG